ATGCAGAGCGGTCAGCATTTGGGCTGGTTGACAACGAATGGTCGGTGTTATTCCCTGAGAGCGTATTGCGCAGGTGGTTTGAAGTGGACCCGGCAATGCCGACCGATGGGGAAACATTGTATTCTGTGTTAGGCGCTCGAAAAACGGCGACAGAAGATGACATCAAGAGCGCCTTTCGCAGAATGGCGCGCCAGTGGCACCCGGACGTGTGTAAAGAGCCAAACGCCCATGAGATTTTTATCAAGATCAACAGTGCGTATGAGGTACTCAGTAATCAGGGCAAACGCGCCCGTTATGATGCGGGGTTGGCGCTGGAAGCAAACTGGAAGGCAGGGTTCGACAGCGGGAAAACCCTGAAAGGCATTTTAGATGCGGATATTGTTGTTCGCGGTTACCGCTCACCGCTGCGCTGCGGGTGGATCATGGTCAGGGGCATTGAGGTGCTGGGGCGCTTTGAAGTGCAGGAGATCATGGATTGGCAGGACATCGTCAACCACCAGGGGCAGGTGCTGGTGACCTCGTGGGCGATGGGTGATAAAGCGCCAACGGAAAAGTGGGTATAAAACCATGATTTGCACAACAAAACAACCCAGAAAAAAGGGCGCTGGCGCAAAAAAAGGCACGCTGTTTGTGTGCGTGGGATTCGTGTTCCTCAACGGGCGCACAAACTTCACCGATCCGGAAGACTACTTAGACTTCCGTTACATGAAATGGGACTGGTACAGCCTGGAGAGCGACTTGCGATTGGGGGTATTGCCCCCGGGAATGCTGGTTAAGGCTGAAGACGGAACAAGGATCGGCATCGTGGTAGGAAACTATAACGATGAACAGCAAGTTGAGTTTTTGGGCGAGTTGCAATTGGAAGCGATAAAAAAGGAGAAAAAATGCGTGATTTGATGCCAACCCAGGAAAACGATTTAGTGCGCGGCTCGCTGTATGAGATTGCCCTGAAAAACAATCAATCGATTGCGGAGACGTTTATCCATTGTGATGTGGTGATACTGGTCGATACCAGCGGCAGCATGAGCATCACCGACAGCCGCGACAGCCAAAGTCGCTACACTGTCGCCTGTGAAGAATTACGATCGCTACAGGCCAGCCTGCCAGGGCGCATTGCTGTATTGAGCTTTTCGGATGAAACCGTCTTTTGCCCGGCTGGCGTGCCCTGCTTTATGGGCAGCAGCACCAACATGGCCGGTGCGCTTAGATTTGCCAAAGTGGCCGATACCCCCGGCATGCGCTTTATTTTAATCTCTGACGGTGAACCCGATCGTGACTACGAAACCCTGCAGGTGGCAGCCACCTTCACCAACCGCATCGACACCATCTATGTGGGGCCCGAAGACCGCCTGGAGGGACGCGACTTCCTGATACAGCTGGCAAAGATGAGCGGTGGACAGACCATCACCGCCGACCGAGCCAAGGAACTCAAAGCAGGCATTGAAACCTTATTATTGACTTCCGGATAAACGCTTGAGATGACAACCACTGCAGCCAAAACAAGCAACCTGTTTAGTTTTTTACTTCGCTCTGGCATTCAGAAAAAAGACGCTGAGGAGCTGGAGCGTGCCTTTGGCACTGAAGATGTTGTGGACTTCATGGACGGCATGGAGAACGTCGCCACGGTGCTGGCTGCCAAAGACCACTCCACCCTGCAATTACAAATGCCGCCCAAAGCGGAGCCGTGGACATCGATTTACCAGTTCATCGCCTCAGAAATCAGCATGAATAACACGGACCCGCTGATGGCGTTCAGCCAGGCGCTGGCAGCATGGGAGCATGATTGGGATCTGCAACAGGCGATCAGCAACGCGACGGGCTATCGCATGGGAGTGATCCAGGAATTTGAGCGCCAAAAGGGATCTAAAAAGCGCTATAAGATCAAAGATTATTTGGTGGCATTCAAGCAGCTGGGTTACGACTTCCGAATGAATGACATCAACGACAAAATCGAAGTTAATGGGGTCCCGATCACCGATGAAAAAGCGCAGGAAATCCGGGCAAGAATGCGCGAGGGTGGTTTTTATCGCATCAATGAGTTTGAGGACATTTATGGTTGGGAAGCATCGAAAAACCGCTATCACCCGATCAAAGACTTCTTACTGAGTATTACCTGGGACGGGAGCGATACGATCGATGAACTGGCAAGCTATTTTAATGACCGTTATGGCATGTGGCCGGTGTGGCTGCGCAAGTGGTTGATCGGAGCCTGTGCGAAGGTATTCGAGGCGGAACAAAACCCGATGCTGGTGATGGACGGCCCGCAAGGTGTAGGGAAAAGCGAGTTTGCCAGGTGGCTTGCCAAACCAATGGGGGATTATTTTATCGAAGCGCCGATCAATACGGATGACAAAGACAGCGAAATCCGGTTGATCTCTGCGTGGATCTGGGAGGTGAGCGAACTGGGTGCCACGACGCGCAAGGCGGATTATGAAGCGCTCAAAGCTTTCCTGACGACCCGTAAGGTGACTGTGCGGAAACCCTACGGCCGGCATGACATCAGCAAGCCGGCACTGGCATCCTTTATAGGAACAATCAATAACAGCTCAGGCATTTTCTCTGATCCGACCGGGAGCCGGCGGTTCCTGGTCTCAAAAATTGAAGAGATCAACTGGGATTACTCAGTATCTATTGATCCAACCGATGTTTGGGCAGAAGCCATGGCAGCCTACCTGGCGGGCGAAAGCTGGAAATTGACGCGGGACGAATATGTGAAGTCAATCCAGATCAACGAAGACTATGATGTGGCGGATCCGATCGAGGGGCTGGTGAAAAAATATTTTGATCTGGACCCAACCCGTGATGATTGGTGGATCCCCACGACGGACATCCTGACAATATTGCAGGACCCCACTCAGGGCGCGCTGAGAGGGACTTCTCGTGGCAATGCGATGGGGCTGGCGGCGGTGATGACCAAGCTGGGACATGAGAAGAAGAGAAGAATGAATACTATCAATCAACAAGTTTGGGGTTATACAGGGATCCAGTTGCATTCGATGATCCCATAAAGAGACCCCATAGGAGATTCTGTAGGACAGGAGATAGGAGAGTGAGCAATGCACGATGTGAGATGTGAAAGTTGGATGCTGATACCAACTGCAATCATAGGACTGCTGATTGTGGTAATGCTGCTGCCAGTGCTATTGATTGTGGCGTTTATTGAGGCGTGGAGGTGAGGGATGGCTATTGATTTCGAGAACACAAAAAAATTAAAACCATGTCCAATTTGCGGACAAAAAGACAAGGTGAATTTATGGGTAATTGATGGAGACAAAGAACCCAATGTTTCTTGTTCAAGATGTGGTATAGACGCTTGGACCCAATGGAATGTTAAAGAAGCTATTAGGCATTGGAATGAGTTGCCGAGGAAAGAGGAACTTACCGCTCGCGATGCGATGGAGCGGAAGGATGGTGAGGGAAAATGAAGGCTAAAAAATGGAATTACAAAACAAGAAAATATGAACCTTTTACACTTCCGTCAAATGCATGTCTCCTCTCTGAGGATATGGAACAGATAATTCAATGTGCGAATTGCGAAAAAGAAATTAAGTTTGGAGAATGTTATACATCTCTCACAATTCATACCGACAACATTCTGGCGTTCGGGTATGCAGTGTGTGAAGATTGTTATAAGGTGGAAAGAAAAGAGAAACAGTCATGACCGGCTACTGCTACAGCATCATCATAATATTCGCCATAGGGATCGCAACAATTGTAATCCTCTCATTGATTTCATACAACGATTTTAATATGACTGAATATCTGTACTGGCTGAATAAATATGAGCAGAACAAGAAAAACACTGACGAAAAAGAAAAATCTGACAAAAAATGAGGTTGGCATAGGTCGGCATAGAGGTTGGCATAGGTCGGCATACAATTTTACAAAATATAACAAGAAATCACTGAAAAAACATGCGTAAACGAACAAAAATTTCAATTAATTATAAAAGTGCCAACCTATGCCGACCTAAAACCCTATTAAAGGAGTAAATAATTTATTTTTTTACTTAATATAGGGAAAAGGTTGGTATAGGTTGGAAGGTTGGCATTTTGAGGAGAAAAACATGAATGAAATCACACAAACCGCCCGTAAATGGATACTGAGTGGCCAGGCGGTGATCCCGATTCGATATCGGGACAAGCGACCGGCGATCTCAGCATGGGAGCCATATAAGAGCCAGCTGCCAAGTCCTGATGAAATTATAGCATGGTTCCCGGATCAATATAACAATCTGGCGATTATAACCGGCGTGAAGGGATTGGCAGTAATTGACTTTGATACCCTGTCCCGCTATCGGTATTGGGAGTTGTGGGCGATCAAAACGGGCTATCCAGCAGATAAGGTTGCCCAGGTAACCTATAAAGTACGAACCGCACGGGGCGTGCATGTTTATATTCGACTGCCACATGACGAGCGCAACCGCAGTCTGGAGGGGATCGACATCAAGGCGAAGGGCGGTTATGTGCTGGCCCCGCCATCGATCCACCCGAGCGGGGTGCCGTATCGAGCGATCAATCCAGGAGCGCCAATTGAGAAGGTGAATGCGTTATCGGAGATTTTGCCGGCGGCACTTCTGACAAGGGATACTGAGTTATCTGATCATGTACGGGTCCCGACAAGGTTTGTGAATCCTGTGAAGTACGTCAGTGATCCATGGGAGGTTGCTGAAAATCAGGACGAGCCCGGACATGATCTGGTCAGTAAAATCCGAAGTTATTTCAGGATTGAGGATTTCTTTCCGGGGGCGGTTTCATCGTCGAGTGACCGGCGCTGGATGCTGGCATTGTGCCCGTTTCATGAGGATAAGACGCCTTCGTTTTGGCTGGACACGCAAAGGCAGATTTGCGGATGTTATGCGGGTTGTACGATGAAGCCGCTGGATGTGATTAATTTGTTTGGGAGACTTCACGGGCTCTCAAATAGAGATGCGATTTTGATGATGGCAAGGGGGATGTAAATTTATATGAATGAAACAAGGAAAGAGCGAGGAATGAGAAACGATCCTGTTGATATGGGTAAGTTGATAAAAGCCCTGGAGGTTTCCATGATACACGATTTGCCGATCACGCTGCGGACGCTATAACGCTCATTGATAAAAAATAGATCAATAACATTTGACTGCATTCTTGGTTGCATACTTGGCTACAAACCCGCAGCACCCTAAGCGTTACTCAGCCAGGGTAGATGGACAAATGACTCTGGATGATTTTATCGGGAAGATCCCGCTCTGGCAGCGACCGCAACTGGAAGATGATTTGCACGATCTGTTAGCATCCGGATATGGACAACTGACGTTTACTCTGGTTGCTGGAAAATTGACAACATGGGAAGTGACAATTTCTCGAAAAGTTGCCCGTCGATCGGATGATTAATAGACTGTAATAGACTGATTGAACCCGTCTTGAACCGGCATTAAACCAGCATAAAACCGACATAGAACTGGCAGATTGACTTGAAAACATGGTATAATTTTTAGTACAACACGATAACAAGTTGTTGACCTCAGACTCTGAGGACTGGTCAACCAGCCCGGAGTGTGTCTTGAAAAAGATGCGCTTCGGGCTTTTTTTGTTAATTCACGACGGAGGTTTTGCAATGGAAGGTTTGTTGGGTTTATTTGAACAGTTGATGGTTTTGGGCGGTTTCGCAGCCCTGATTTCCGTGATCATCAACGTGCTGAAGACGATCGGCGTGGTAAAAGATGGCCAGGCGGGAATGTGGTCCGCAGGCTTGAATTTAGCGGGCTTGATCGCGCTGTTTGCGACTGGCATTGTTGCTCCAGAGTTTGATATATCTGGCCTGGATGAAAACATTGCGCAGATAGCAGAAATACTGAGTTTGATATTCGCCTTTATTACACAGAATTGGATTTCGAAAGGCACACATACAGTATTTTCAAGCGGACAGGTACCAATTATCGGGCGATCTTTTAGCAACAAGTAACCATGGATACTACAGCCATCATCCTCACTGTTGTTGGCGCTATTCTTGGTTCAAGTGTGATCAGTGCTGTGGTGACCGGCCTATTTATGCGCGTCAAAACGCGTGCTGAAGCGGAGAAGACAAATGCAGATGCTGCAAAGACAGCTACAGATTCACAGTTGTCTTTGCAGGAATTTTGGCATGTGGAATTCAAACGATTGGATGAGCGTATTGCTGATCTTGAGGAAATCGTAAAAGGACGGGATGTGACCATCGCAGAACTTAAAAAAGAGAATACTGAACTGAAACGGAAGATTGCCGAATCTGAAGCTGAAATTGTACAGCTGACATCACGGATCCGTGAACTTGAACGCTTGATTGAGCAATATAACATCCAAGTAGATTGTGGAGACGATCGATCATGAGCAATGATTGGGTTTTGGGTGTAGATACCTCTCACTGGTCAGGGAAGATTAATTTCCCGAAGATGCACCAGGCGGGAGCGCGCTTTTGGATCACCAAGGCGACGGACGCTAATAAAACGACAGGCCTGCAATTTGAGGATACTGAGTTCAATAACTATTGCCGGGCCGCTTTTGATTTTGGCGAGCTGCTGACCGGTTGTTATCACTGGTTGCAATACTCAGTGGATCCGAAGGTTGCAGCGCAGTTTTACCTGGAACGTTATACACGTTACAAATTTGACTTCCCGCCCATTCTGGATTTCGAAGAGCCATCGGTGCGCGATACGGGGCGTTTTAGCGACTATGCCTGGCGTGCCAGCGAGTGGTGCAAGGAAGTTGAACGAGTAACAGGACGAAAGCCGATCATCTACACGGCTCAGTGGTTCACAAACTATTTTCAGACGAGCCATTTGTCCTGGATGCAAGCCTATCCGTTATGGATTGCCAACTATTCCTGGTGGGCAAATGATATTGCCAAAGTGCCTGTCAATTATCCAAAACTGAAGTTTGAGGACAGGGTATGGGATGACTGGGCGATATGGCAATACTCAGCCGATACAAACGGACGCGGCGCAGAGTTCGGTGTGCAGGCAAAGAGCATTGATTTGAATTGGTTTCAGGGAAGTTACGCAGATCTATTGCACTGGTTGAAGGTTGATGAGCCGGTGCCAGAGCCATTGACACTCGAAGAGCGCGTTGAACGCCTGGAGTTGGCGGTGTTTGGATAAAAAGCAAATCATAGGGAAATTGTAGGAAAAATAGACATTAATTGAGTAAAAACACAAGAAAAATATAGTGAAACCGAAGAATTTACGTGCAGAAATAGAAAGCTTGGATAGTGATCTGAAAATTCAGTATGTATTTTCGCGCTGTAAAACAACCAGTAATGGCAAAGCAATTAATGATGCCGGTTTTTCAACTGCCACCTTTTATGGTTGGCCCCAAGAAGAGCGAGATTACCTAAATTCACTGGCAATGCGTTTGAAAACAGAGACGGGCTTACGAGCCACTTTGTTATTGCAGGAAGCGGCTGAGAGTGCAGCGAAAGTGAAGATCGATGGGTTGAAATCTCGCAATGAACGCATAAAGCAGGCTTCAGCAACAGAAGTGCTTGATCGGATCATTGGCAAACCGTTTCAATCACTGATCACCCAGGTAAACATGGCGGCCGACGAAGAGGACAGCCAGGAGATGACGCTGTTCAATTTGCCCGCTAATGCGATTGCCAGCTCGTTTTTTGATGTGTATCGGGATATTGAAGCAGCCGCACATACTGAGTATGTATTCAAAGGGGGACGAGGGTCCACCAAATCTTCATTCGTATCAGAGGTACTGATTGAACTGCTGATCAATAATCCGGAGTGGCACGCGCTGGTGGCCAGGAAGGTTGGCAACACGCTGCGGGATTCGGTGTACAGCCAGATTGTGTGGGCGATCGATTATCTGGGCTTGACGGAAAAGTTCAAGTGCATCACATCGCCGCTTGAAATCACGTATATTCCGACGGGGCAAAAGATTTACTTCCGGGGTGGCGACGATCCGCTAAAGATCAAATCGATCAAACCCCGTTTTGGGTATATCAACATTCTGTGGTTTGAGGAGCTGGACCAGTTCAAGGGTGGCTCGGAAGTGCGCTCTATCGTGCAATCCGCGCTGCGTGGTGGTGACAAAGCGTACGTTTTCATGAGCTTCAACCCGCCCAGGAGCAAGACCAACTGGGTTAATAAAATGCTGGAGATACCCAAGCCCAACCGGTATGTGCATGAGAGCGATTACCGGACGGTGCCGGTGGATTGGCTCGGCCAGGCGTTCATTGATGAAGCGGAGTATTTGAAAGAGATCAACCCGGCGGCTTATGAACATGAGTACCTGGGCTTGCCGACCACAGCAGGCGGGTTGGTGTTTGAGAACGTGGAGATCAGAGCGATCACTGATGAAGAGATCGGGCAATTTGACCGGATTCATGACGGGCTTGACTTCGGTTACTACCCGGATCCAGCGCAGTGGGTGCGCTGCCACTATGATGCGGCCAGAATGACGCTGTATATCTTTGATGAGTATCGTGGTTGGAAACACAGCAATTCGGAACTCTATGAAGCCCTGGTTGAAATGGGGGTTGGTCCAGAGGACACGGTGATCGCAGACAGCGCCGAACCTAAAAGCATTGCTGATTTGCGGGCTTACGGCCTTTCGTGTATTGGTGCTGAAAAGGGTCCAGAGAGCGTGCGCTATTCGATGAAATGGCTGCAATCGCTGGTCAAGATCGTGATCGACAATAAGCGTTGCCCATATGCAGCGGAAGAGTTTTTGAACTATGAGCACGAGCTAAACAAAGACGGGGAGTATATCAGTGCCTTCCCGGATGCTGATAACCATGCGATCGACGCTGTGCGCTATGCGACCAACCGGATTTGGAAGCGGCGGGGTAAGAAATAATGTTCAGAAAAATACTGAGTTGGGTCAGGGAGTGGATCAAAAAGATGATAGGAAAACAAACGGTTGATAAGGCGCTAAATATCGAGGTTGCTTTTTCTTCGAAAATGGCAGAGGAGATCGAGCTGTGGGCGCGGATGTATGAAAACAAAGCGCCCTGGTTGAACGCAGATGTGAAAAGTATGGGCTTGCCGGCGGCGATTGCTTCGGAACTGGCACGGCTGACGACGATCGAGATGGAAGCCGAGTTCACCGGCGGGGCGCGGGCCACCTGGCTTGAGGAACAATTCGGGCGGGTGATGGACAAATTGCGTCACCAGGTGGAGTTTGGCTGCGCAAAAGGTGGGCTGGTGTTCAAGCCGTATATCGTCGGTGAGCAACTGGCGATCGACTTTGTACAGGCAGATCAGTTTTATCCGGTGGCATTTGATGCGGATGGGATGATCACTGCAATCGTATTTGTGGACCAGCGACGCAAGGGCGATTACTGGTATACGCGGCTGGAGTATCACAACATGACAGATGCGGGCTGTCAGATCATCAACAAGGCATACCGATCGACCAACCAGGACACGCTGGGGCAATCGGTGAGCCTGGACAGTATCGACGCCTGGGCGCAGATTGAGGATGAAGCGCTGATTACGGGGATTGAGCAGCCGCTATATGCGTATTTCCGTTATCCACTGGCAAATACGATTGATGCTGATTCACCGCTGGGCGTGTCATGTTACAGCCGGGCGACGGAACTGATCAAAGAAGCAGATACTCAGTGGTCGAATTTGTTGTGGGAATTTGAAGCAGGGCAGGCGGCAATCTTTGTAGATGAACTGGCTTTTGGGAAAGATGCTCAAGGGCGCGCAAAGCTACCGCACAAACGGCTTTATCGGGCGTTGGAGACCGGCGCGGTGGATAACAGCCTGTTTCAGGGCTGGTCACCGACCCTGCGTGAGCAAAGCATACTGAGTGGTTTGGATGCGATCCTCAAGCGGGTGGAATATTCCACGGGGTTGGCTTACGGCACGCTATCTGATCCCAACACTGTGGACAAGACGGCTACGGAGATCAAGATCAGCAGGCAGCGCACCTATGCGACTGTGGTGGATGCGCAGAAGGCACTGGAAAACGCCCTGGTCGATCTACTGTATGCGATGGATGTGTGGGCAACGATCGGCAATCTGGCACCTGCGGGTGGCTATGACGTCGCGTTTCAGTTTGACGACAGCGTGATTGTGGATAAGGACACCAGTTTTCAACAGGATTTGCGCCTGGTGGGGCAGGGGTTGATGAGCAAATTGGAGTTTCGAATGCGCAACTTTGGGGAGAGTGAAGAAGCCGCGAGGATGGCGCTGGAACAGATTGAAGAAGAACGACAGCCGATGTTTATACCGGAGGTGGAATAACAAAATATAGTTTTATTTGGAGGTATAAATGGCATTACAACTATTTCAGATTGGCGATACACAGTTTTGGGTATTAGCAGACAACACACGCAGGATTGAGGATTTGGAGGCGAGATTGTGAGCGGCGTATTTCACACAACAACCGACACGGTGGATGCTCAAAACATCCCTGCTATGTGGGTTGTTCGATAATAATCTATGTACTTAGGAGGTACAAAAAATGGCAACATACAATAAATTTCAATGTTTTGTGGAAGACCTTGCAGAGAAAAAGCACAATCTCGCAAGCGACACCCTCAAGGTGGCGTTTTCCAACGCTTCCAACGCTCCGTCTGCTTCGGCTCATGTCAAGTTGGCGGACATTACAACTATCGCCACGACCAATCTGGACAGTGTAACTTTGACCGTATCGAGCTCAAGTCAGACTTCCGGCACGTACAAATTGGTGGTTGCAGACAAGACCCTGACTGCGACAGGCGATGTACCAGCGTTTCGCTATGCGATTATTTACAACGACACCGCCGCGAACAAAGAGCTCATCTGCTTCTTCGACTACGGCTCGGAAGTCACGCTCGCAAATGGCGACACGTTCAAACTCGACTTCGGCACAGAACTGTTTAGTTTGGCGTAATCGGAGGTAACTAATGGCAATCGTATACTGCTCATGGGCGACTGGCGATGATACAACTGGCACAGGTACGGCTGCCGCTCCATATAAAACAATCACGAAAGCGTCCACGTCAAGAACTGCTGGCGATGAGGTCAGGGTTGCTAAAAGCCCTGACCCAACCGCTCTGACTGGCACGACTGCATGGACGTTGAATAGCACAACCGTCACAGGCACTGACACGCTCTTTACGACCGAGTTGGCAATCGGCGACTTCATCTCTGCACCGGACGGTAACTGGTATGAGGTTATAGAGCTTGCCTCTGACACCAGCGCGACGCTTTACAAGAAATATCCATCTGCAACCGCAAGTGGACACTCGAGTCAGAAGTTAGGCGTGACAGACACCGGCGCGGCGGCATCGAGTTCAACGCAAGTTCAGGTTGTGAATTCAAGCGGCAAGTCATCAGCGTTTTTGTACATTTCTGGCGGATGGGATTTATCCACCGAAACGCAAACAGGGCAGACGTGGTTTAGGCAGATGCATGGCACATTTGCGAATCACTATGGCTATGGGCTGTATATGACTGGCAAAAGTTATATTAATTTGGATAAGCTAAACTTCTTGCGCTACAGCTACGGCATCTACTCCACCGACAGCAACAACAACACTATCGCCAGCGCAACCTGCAACTCGAATAACTCCGGCATCTACTACTCCACCAACAGCAACAACAACACTATCGCCAGCGCAACCTGCAACTCGAATAACTCCGGCATCTACT